CAGATATACTATCGACCTGGCCATAGGCTGAAGGAGCCTCTGTCTTAAAGCTCACGGACCCACTAGCTGAGTAATTCCCCAGAGGGGTATCACTAGCCTTAATAGATCCAGAGACGTTGGTAGGAACAGGAAACCCCATAAAGGATTTCCCTTGCTTCCTATTTTGATTAGATTTCTTTTTCACTTGTTGTTGTTGGGAGGATTTGTTCTGGCGGACCTGGCCCATCGCCGCACGTTGATTCTTGTTTTTAGTAGCAAGTTTACGTGTAGGTGGTTGCTAACCAGTCCTACAAGAGAAGTTTAATGTCATTTCGGACAACAACAGGAAAAGAAAGTCTAGACAGAGAAGTTAGTATTGGAAAATAAATAGACTATAAAATGGTACAAACAACTCGGTATGGGATCTGAAAAAAGTCAAGATCCTCATGAACGATCGGTTTATTTTTGATATTAAGCCTAAAAGGGATAAAAATAGGCTTCTCCGTAACGGGAAGCTTAGAATTCAATATAGGTTTACTATCAGTTTCAAAATAAAACTGACCCTTGTTCAGAACCGAGTATGGTGATAGATAACAACGTTGAGAGTAGGTGTGATGACGTGTAACACAGGGGGAACCACCTCTGGTCACATAACCAAGGGGGAGTTTATCCTCACCTTGGTGGGTTCGATTTATTAAATAATTGACCACACATCTCTGATAACGTGTAAAGTTAACATAAGGTTTCACCTCGGGATAGAGGTTAAAACCGAGACCACCTAAGTTTATAGGCAAAAAATATTGCCCAAACCATGAAGGCGGTAAACGTGATTTGTTGTAATAAAGGAAGCGATTATGGGCTCTAAGTTTATTAGAAGCACCAGCCAAAACCTTATTATACCAATCCGCAATCGAACCGGTTGATTCTTTCATTCCAGACTTACCTTGACCTAAAAGAAGGCCAACATTAAAAAAAGGAACCTCAATAATCTTATCAGATACGTAGCGAAATAATTGTGAATTCATAGTAAAATTTGACTTATGAATATAATTCTTTCCTACAGATAAGACGAGGCCAACCTTCTTTGTATAACGTTCCCAAATGGAACTCAAACAGGGATTAGAACGGAATAGGATATCATCGCCATTAATTAAAACAGGCAATGAGTTAAAAGAAACCGGGTGACCGACAAGTCGTTCAAGAGATAACCAGTAAGTAATTAGATTAATTACACAAAGTACCGGAAAACTCAAAATAGAACCCATAAGTTGTCCATTCTTTTGTAAGAAGGAATCAACTATATTATCAGGATAATATATGTCTTGTTCATAAAGAACAGAACGATATAAATCTCGATCGGATTCAGAAACGTACTTAAGAACCTCTTCGAACACATACTTAGTATGTCGTATGGAGATTCTATCGGTAGCAGATGAATAGTCACCACTAACAAATTCATTAAAACAGCAGTTATATTTATCCTCAACGGCTGATGATTTATCCAAAAGTTGGTAAATCAAGTCAGTGGAGAGGGGAGTTCCTATAGGGATGAAGGGGAATTTCTTTTTCAAAAAACTCCACATAGATTTCTGCAGACTCTTACTATAATAGTAATTGGCCGCGACACCTTTAGTCACCAGACGAACCTTAAGTGGCTCAAGAACGGGACTAACCTTAACAGGCTGAAAAGGTCTAGAATCTATCATCGACTTCAAATAGAAGAGGTCTATTCCGGGAACACCACGTACTTCGTACGTTTTACATTTCCAGTCATACATACAGAGTAATTCCTTATGGTCGAAGTTATATCTTCGACATAAAGTAGGGAAGCTCCGCGGGAAATAATCAATAATGTCATGTCGATCCCTCAGAAGATAAGCTAAAGAGCCACCTTTTGATTTTGAATTTTCAAAACAAGCGGAACGACTGATTTCATCACCAATTTCCAATTTATGCCTAAAATGTTTAAATATAACAGGTATTTTCTCACAAAACCGTTGATCAAACCCCGGATCCACTTCTGGTGGATCACTAGAAAGGAGTTTTTGATGCTTACGGTATGATTCTTCCACAAAACTATCGTCGACCGAATTACAACCGCGTTTAAAACCCTGAAGGAGGGTCCAACACAATCGTAGAGTCTTCGATGAGAATTTATTCGAACGATAACGCGTTTTCAAATATCGCCTTATTTTACCGTCAAATATATATGGATCAAAATCCACCTCCTCCACTTCATTCTTCATGACAGTGGCAAGAGGGTAGGTAGAGAAATACTTACAGCGTGTAACAAATTCGATAGGTTCCAACTTCACAGTATTACGGAAGAAGGAAAAAATGTTAACAATATTAAATCTATCAAAAAAAGTACCATCATGATCGGAAAATATTTCCAGTAGGGACCTAAGGGCCCACAGAGCTGGAATCGGATCATGAGAAAAGATCAAAGTAAAAAGATCTTTATAAAGTCTATTAGAGCAATTTACGAGAGTTTCACCGAAAGCTTCGACAAGTCCTTTATGACCAAATTTAAGAAATTTGATCGTGGACGTTGGAGACATAGTCAGGTGATACTCAAGGCCATACCTTATGGCTTTGGGGTTCTCTCTTAGCAACAGATCGACGAGTAGCAAAATGTTATTCGTGCGTCG